GTAGGGGAGTGAGGAATGTGCCACTGTGATTTCCGCACGCATATGGACATGGCATGGGTGAGCTATTTCATCCCGAGAACGCAAGAAAGCCCCGCTCCGGCGTGATGCCGTGAGCGGGGCTGAGGGTTCATTGTTTACTGTAGGTGTCGCGGTTGGCAGGTGGCGTTGTAGTTCTAGTTAACTCCCCAAGAGCTGCGGAGCGCTTTTGGTGTGGCCTGTAATGCACGAATAATAGCCGGATATTTACGACTCACCCCAACTGTAGGAGCATTAGGATAACAACGCTTCGCTTCGGCCAACGCGTCACGATTCGGCAGAACATAGAACGCAACACTCGAACTCGGATTCCACATAACCACAGCACCCTTCGGATACCCAACACCGATGTCTTCATCCATATGGTAAAAAGCTACCATTTCATCATCCTTAATCTTTGATATTGCAGTAGTAGTTAACGTTTTCTTCGTCTCAGTGGATTGGACTCCTACGTAACGTAGGTAACAGTTCCACGGATAGTTGTAATAGCCTCTAATATTGGTTTCACGACCTGTTTGATCGCCAGCTTTACCGTAAGCAGTGCCATACTCGCTGCTGGAAGCTTGAGCTACCAGACCATTACCGAGATACACGGCGACATGGTGAACGTCGTTCAGGAGAATGTCACCCTTTTGCGGAGCACCATTATTAGGGATACGCTTCCAGCCGTGCTTCGTAAACTCTGCGCTCATGTTGCCCGTGTAGGTCGCATTACCAGTGTCGAAGCCAGTCTCACGTCCCACAAGGATAACGAACGACGAACAATCAACTCTCCCATCATCACGCAAATCCCAACGATTCGCCTGATCGTAGCCCACGCTTGCATCGCGACACCAGTAAATCATGCGTGCCACGAAACGATCGATGTTTCCCGCCATATCAGGCCGCCTGTGTAGCGGTATTAGACTCGGCTAACTTCTCAGCCGCAGTGATCTCCTCATCACTGACATCCTCAACAGTCACACTAGGAGTGACTGCCACATCAGGCTGAGTGACAGCAGCTGCAGTAGGAGGATTAGAAACCGCAGTCTCACTAATCGTGGTAGCCGTAGTATCAACCACGTGCTTAGAAGTGTTCGAGGCTGCCACCAGACCAAACGCTCCAGTCAGCGTCACCCAGCCGGCGGTTGCAGCCCCGTACCAAGAAGGCGCACTCACATCCAAATAGCCGAGAACCGACAGGTATACAGCGGAAGCAACACCTACCAGCACCACCAGCACGTAGATCACCTGACGTGCCCAGAACGGTAGCAGGTTAAACACTTCCTGAGGGGTATCAACCACGTTTTGCGGATTTGAATTAGACATTAGTTGTTCTCCTTAAATTGGGGTATAAAAAAAGCCCCCAGCGGATAGCTCGGGGCACAAAATCTAGTGTGGTTTGTCTTTTGAGATTGAGAGGGTGATAATAAGCGATATCAGCGGCGGCTTGCCGGCGATTTATCTGGAAGAAGTGTAGAAGTGGATAGCTTCGAAAGCATCAAAAAATTAGTGGAATCATTCAAACTAGAGCCGAGGACTTGTGCGGTCATTATTGCTATGTTGACTATCGGAATTGCAATCTGCTATGTCTTGAAATACCTTATTTCTATCCGGAGGGACTTGCTACAGCTACTACCCCACTCGCGCCTTAATCAGCAAGTTCAAGAGGCAAGTGAAAGAACATCAGATAGTAAATCTCCATATGAGAAATTCGCTTACCACAGAGAAGAGCAACTCGCGAGGCGCAAACGGACTCTAGTATTACTCGAGAGACAATTTCTGTCCTATGCCAAAATGCATGCGAAGTCGGGCAACAAAACGCGCCCTAAGGCTTTTGAGCATCGTGGTTCTGCGCTTTTCTGGATTTCCTTGACTTTCACCGCATTGGGCATCACTGCGCTATTGATTTACTTGCTGGGTATAGATTTGTTAGTGGCGAAAGCGAACGTTTCCGGCAATGTATTCATGTTAATCGGAGTCTTGTTATTCATACTAACCGCTTTCATTTATGTCACGATTGACTCACTCTGGAATAGATCGATATCAAGATCAGCATTCCAGTGCTTTTTCGCCAATTCCTACAACGAGCAAACAATCACTATTTTCAGCCAGCAAGTGGACGACGATGACCTCACGGAGAAACTGGACAGCGCGAAAATCTTTAACCAGTTAACCGCGTCGATGAAAAACTATGCACAACCAACTAAGCACCACAAGCTCTTTCCTATATTGAGTGGGGTGCTCTTGGGGTTGCCCGTACCTCTTCTAATCTGCTGTTCCTTTGTATATAGCATCAATCAACCAAACTTAGGTGAAGCAATTGAACTTGTTGCATTCGCGTCAGTATTTGTGGGTGCGATACTGACTCTAATATTCATAAATAAGCTTTCGGAGTATCCACCACATAATCTAAAGAATGTTGAGTCCGCAACGCCTGTAGATGAAAACACGAACACTTCTACGCACCTCGAATCGGAGAATTCCAACTGAATACAGTCAGACACATGGAGCAACTATTCCCAATAAACCACAACAATGTCCCAATGTCAGACGCCCCAAGAGATCAAAAGAGTCTGGTTATCCAAGGAATTTGGGGAAGTCACTGCGCATTGATGCAGGTAGGCTGGGTTTTGGGTGTGTTTTTACATAGGACAGTCCTTCTTCTTGGCATAGTCCGTCCATCCAGTGATAGAGGCCACGAATGTACCGTGTGCGTTCCAGATCCTTGTCTTCATAAGCGTGCAGGGTGCTGCGCAGGGTATCGTTTTCACGGAAAAGTACTGTGAGTTTGTGATCTTGTGCGTCGATCTCGGATTGCATGTTGGATTGTGCTTCGGTGAGTTCTGTGTATGCGTGGGATAGTCTGTCGCGTCGAGTGAGGAATAACGTCATGATGCTTGCGACAGCTCCGCTGGAAATTAAAGCGACAATAATGGTGGTCATATCCAGCATTTCTAGGTGGAACATGGTTGTTGTCTCTCACTCGTAACTGGCCATATTGCGTCCACCTTTTGCTGGGTAGCTGATGCTGCCGCGTGGGTAGTGGCCGTCGCTGACAGTGGAAGCATTGGGAGATTTCATGTATATCGCGCCTGTTGACGGGTCGAGCCAAACTTCCTCACTGCCCGAAATGCATATATGTATTTGAGACATTGCTGATAATGCTTGGGGTCGTAGTCCAGCTGACAGTGTGCCAATCAGATAGGATTTGCCTCCTGTTAGTCCGCTGAGGTTGCCAGTGGGTTCGGCATACAACCAGACATGACCACTGGCTGGGTCGTACACTGCATTCACGACGAGCCGTGGATTACCAGAAGCGTTGACGTCTATCCAGGTGATGGTTTGTGCCAGTACGGCAGATTGTCCTCGCGCTACTGTGACCGGAATAGCTGAACTGGTTGACGATGACCACCCACCGGATTGGCCGGCGGTCACTGTCGCATATGCCAGGGGGAATTCGTACACTCCTGTATCGGTTTGGGTGAAGGTCGCGGCTCCTCCCCCTGCTGGCCCGTTAACTGTGACGAGCTGTATTTTCGGGGTTGTTGAAGGATCTAAACGTAGTGCTGCGTATACACGGCGTGGCTGGCCTGTAGTGTTGGCATCCACATTGAGGGTTACTGTGCTGTCACTCATATAGGCGCATCCATCAACGGTTGCCAGACCTGCGGTGACCGTGAGCTGTCGTCCTGTGGTTCGTGTGGAAACGGTAAGACCTTGATATACAGTCGAGCCGAACGCTTGTCTTGCCCAAGCACGGAATTGTGCTTCAGACACTGTCTGACCGCTAAAAGGCCATGCTGATTGTGTCATTGTTGTCTCTCCAATCGTGCCAGTCGTCTGGCGGTCTGTCTGCGAGCTATCAACGCTCTGCTCTCTGTGGTGCTGAAATCACCTAATGTGCACGTATATATAGGTCCGTCTGTGAATCCGGTAGTGATGCTGGTGATTGGTGTTTTACGCCAGGTATCCATACCGTCTTTCACAGCTACCCAGTCGCCTGGTTGAGCAGTACCGATCACTACATCATCTGCTACTGTTCCTGATGAGGCGTCCATCGCGGTTTTTGCTTCGCTGATACTGTTTTGAGCGGCTTGTGCGGGGGTTTCATCATTATCAGGGGTGATCAGGGTTTCTCTGATACCCCAAATATGTTCTAACGTTGCCCCATCGGCGGGGATGATCTGCTGGTAGGAAGCTACTGAATCGGTGGTGGTTTTGATAACGCATCGGGTTACTGTAGGTGCTGATCGTTGGACGCTTAATTTACTTAAACTCCCCGAATCGGTATCCAACGCGAGTGAGGTAGACAGATCCTCACCATAGTGGAGTACTACCGCGAGCCCACTACCCTGTTGCACCACGTCAAAGGCGAACTCGTTGTATGCCAGTGAGGTGCATGCTTCTAACACACTCTGCCAGTTTGCTGTCAATTGAGCTGTGGAACCTCGATGCTTTGAGACCGGCACACTTATCCCTAAACGAGTCAGATTTGAGAGCGCTTTGATGAGTAAATCTTCACGGTTTCCTGACCACAGCACACTCTCCGCCTGCGATGCTACTGGTTGAGTTGGATCCGGATAACACAGTCCGTGTGACAGCATCTCACTATCCCCTACACCGGTGATAGACACGTAACTCCCTAATTCCGAGTCAGGATCGGTTATCTGATTCCACTGTTTCACCCGACCAGAAAAACTCATGTTAGGTCCGGTCACGATAATGCCGGCATTGTCCTGTATGAGTAGGCTTGCAGCGTCGGAGCTCATCGGTATATCCAGCGCCCATGAGCTGGCGTCTGTTGACTGTCTAACGATGGTCAGTCCGGTCAAATCTTGGGTAGATAGCGCGCCCACACGTTGTAGCGTATGGTCGCGCACTTCTACGGAATAATCGTCGGCTGTTACCTGACTCATCGCATGATCTCCTTGCGCTGGTGGAAACTCATTTGGATGAGGCTGCCACCTTCTAACTCGCTGGCATGCAAGTCGGACGGGCTAGCATTCGCAGTGCCTTGCCATGTGGCATATTGACTGTTGCCGTCGAAATAGCCAGACGCTGTGGAACCGAACACGAGCAGCCCCTGAGTGACTCCCTGTGGACTGACTCCTTGAGAGCCAATCCGAATGGTCGCAGTCCCGTTAGGGATGGGAGTGTTTTGCAGGCCAGCTCGACCACTCACTGATTGGACTCGTTGACGTGAGATTAACGCTCCGAGAGTGTCAAGAAATTCCACCATGAGTTGACTGTCAGTCGCTATCGAACACGAAATCACTGATGCTGGCCAACCAGTAGTTGGTTTACTCATACTCCAGGTAGCGGTACGACGTAAATCAAACAGGGTTTGCATCATGGACTCGCTCATACTCAACCCAAGATCCAGCCAATCCTGTGAGCCTGTAGCTCTCGCCACATCCAGCACACCACGTAACAGGATCGTTTGGGTTTCACTCACACCTGACTGCCATGGGATATAACGCGTCCAGTCGAGGGTACTGTTACTACTCTCGAACGTGCCAGGAGCAAGATACTGCTCATTCATCGCATTCGGTAGCGCGCTCCGACGGAAGCTGGTGAGGAACGTGAGATTCCCATCAAGCCAGGTAGTAATACTGTCCGTATAGTCAACGTCAGAAATACCCAACTTGTACCAATCCAACGCTTCTGCCAGTGCGTAGAGGATCTCACCGTTCCAGAATTGCCACCAGGTTTCTTTCTCAGGTTCGGTACTCCATGTGCCATACACATCGAGACTCTGATCAGCAACATAGGTACGCGTGAAGAACTGCGCACACCGGTTAATGAGAGTGACCACACGAGCATCACCATCAAACACTCCTGATTCCTGGGCGAAAATCATGGCACGCATGAGAATCCCCACACTGTGAGGCCCCTCACCTGCAGTAACAGGATCGACGCCCTTATTAAACAGGTCAGGAGGAGCCGTATCCGCACTCGGCCATACTCTATAGATCCAATCAATGAAATCAGTAGTGATCTTGGCAGCCACCGTCAACGTGGGATCATTCTTCAACGCTTTGCATACCACGTCAATAGTTCGATACTGGTAGCCACCCCATGGGTCCTCATACCAGGTATCAGGCTCACCATAATAGGCAGTGCCTGCACGATCCCACACGTATGCCGAGGCGAATGGTCCACGGAACCCGTGAATCCGCTCATACTCGTCTTGTGCGTCCGACAAGAACCCCAATACCATGTCAACACCTTCAGGCACGTTGAGATCCTGCCAGAAATACGGCGCTTGATATCCCGCGAACGGAATCCCTCGATACGTATTAACACGACCGTTGAGAATATTCACCGTGTAAGGCACAACCCACGGCGAATACTTCACCTGTTTCTTCGGTAGGATACGCATGTAGTAGACGCTGAAATCCAAGGCTGGCGTGCGATCGTAATACAAGCCGATATTACCGATCGTGGTACCTACCGGAGGGCTCACAAAATCTCCAACACCATACAACGTAAACGTGCCGGTACCGGTGAACGTGATCGTGATTTCCGTGAACGTGCCAGTGAACGCTGATGGAGGTGTCCCCGTGTTGGCTTGATCGCCTGACGTGGTGAAATTCTTCATCTTCGGCGACGCATCAAGGATGCTGCTAGACGCAGCCAACGGATAATACCAATACCAGCCGTTAGCATCCTTAACACGCAACGTGCAAGCTTTACCAGGTGACACATAGCGAATAGTGGGAAACTCGCTAAACGTTTTATCCGAGTTCAACACGATTTGCGCCCACGATGCCACCGTATAGTTCAATACCACACCGAGCTTGTCTGCGGACTCCGTGTCAGTCACCACGCTGGCATCATCCTTATAAATCCCATACCAGGATCCCAACAGCACGTGATGCCACACGATCTTGTCCATATACATAAAATCAGAGAGCTTGACACTCAAATTCTGTATGCCACCAGTCCCATCCAACGGGATCAACGCCGTGTATCTCGTCAGTGGATCATAGTCACCGGTCGGGTCGATCAGCAGCAGCATAAACCCTGCCGTACTGCCAGCCACCTGCACACTCAACACCGAGTCCGCAGCCCACACGCCACCCACGTTGAACCGGCCATACTGCACGTAACCGGTACCCGCTGGTACTGAAACATCAACAGCACCAGTAGAACGGTTACGCACAATACTGGCCGCCAAACTCAACAAGTCACCAGCGAACCAGTCCACTCCCAACGATTGCAGTCGATAATAATCCTTCTGCGTCACCAACATCTGCTTTTTCGTCCGCAACGTGCCACCAGATGTTTGTGGTAAATGCCACGTCACAATCACATTCGTCTGCGTAGTCAACGTGAATTGAATGTTGATCCTATACCCATACGAAATATCCAACGTGACATCCTGGCCATAAATCGTGTTACCGTCCGTAGATTGCACAGCAGCCACATACGGGTCCCTGACTACCCCTGAGCTCTTCGCATAACAGGAATACACGTAACTACCCGCCGGTAACGTCACCGATTCAACCGTGCGAACATACGCTCCAGCAGGACTCGAACCCACCGTGGCGACCATGCCATCACCATCACTCGCTGCAGCACCAGTCGCCTGATTCAACGACGTGAACCTAGTGATTTTGGGATCAGTCAGGAGATTGGTCGCCAGAACAGTCCCACTCTTAGACAAGGTGCTGGTAGATGCACCAGCAGTGCCAGTCCATGCAGTATCACAACCATCCAGCGAGCTCACCACGCTAGCCGCACGCTCATTCACCCAATACGACCCATCCAGGTCTACAGGGTCATCCGTGCCTGCGTTAGTGCTGATCCAATCATCAAAATCGTTCACATCCACCAACGACGGCACCACATCACGGAAATGATCCAACATTTGACCCCACAGTGGATTAGCCCCGTCGAGCTGTTGCAGCAACACAAAATCATCCCAAGCCCACCAAATAGAATCAATAGCGCACGCTATTTCCCCATCATCCAAATGCCTCCACATCGGCCAAGCTTCAAAACATTCACCCTTATGAATTACCTCTCCACCCTCATCAGTAGCAACCACATACAACGAACCACTCACTGTTTTATCTACCAACGTGATCGTGAACGTTTTATCACCATCAGACTGGTAGCTCTCCACCGTGTAACCAGTACCCACAACCTCGGCATACGGGTTCTGCCATTTCAGCGTCGAGTTCAACGAGCGCACACTACACACTTTTCGAGCAGTATGAGCCATAACCAGTTTGGCAACACCCTTAGTGAACGTCACTTTCAGGTTCGGATACCACGCGTCGGCAGCAAAATCCTGTTTCGCGTTATACAACCAGTTCGGCATCAAAAACGGGCGATCATTCAAATTCGATGAACAATCCAGACGACCAGGATCACCAGCCGTATACCCCCACAAATCCTCATCATCAACACTCCACCCAGACCGATTCACACGCAACGACGGATTCTTCACCTGATTAGTAGCCAACACCTGATCCGACATGACCCGCTCACCAGCCTCCGCACCAGCCATTTTCAAATGCACCGTGCTCTCACCCCGAGGCAATTTCGGAAACAACGGCCCCATAGCTAAACGAGAATAAGCACTCTGACCAGACTGATCCACAACCGCCGGCATACCCGACACTGTGGGATCAACCATCAACGTCTCACTATCAGTCAAACCAGCAGGCACACTAAACCCACGCCCACCAATAGACACCTCAGCACTCTCACACGGCCCACGTAACAACCACACCACCGGCACAGGCGCATCACCAGGATTCGATACCACACTGTCAGCAATCGCCACAGACTCCGCCAGCGGCAACCCAGCCAAATCATCCAAAAACACTCGCGCAGAATCAGTAACACGCGCCTCACTCACCGTCGCCTCAGACAACTCCCAATACGGCTGCACAGCAGTCAACGCAAGGTCATAGCTGGCAAAGGTATCGAATTCGGTGGATGAGTTTCTGTCTCCTTCTAGCCCGCCCTCATAAGTGATGTTCAGCTGGTATTGCGTTCCATTTAGCCCCATTCGCGCAATCAGCCGTGCATCATCCGCTAAAACGATGTCTCTGAGATGTTGCAGCTCCGTACGTTGTGACGCCACGTCGCCCACATATCGGAGTTTCAACAGCAAAGGCCTGATCTCAGCACGCGACCCCAACACCACACCACCGTCAGCAGCACCTGAACGCGAGCGCACTGATCGTGGGATCATTTCGAGTCCTGTTGATCCTGGCATCCAGGTCCATCCGTTGTAGGTGTGGGTGAATTCGATGGTGTTTCCCGCTCCGGTGATGGTGAGTCTGAGTGCTTGGTCTTGCATTGTTGTGCCTTTCTATAGCACGTCGGCGAGTATTGCTTTTGCGCGTGTGGCTGTTTTGGTCAGTCGTGCTTCGGCTCCGATTCCGGCTACTTGGTCCACGTATGTCAGGTTGATTGTTGGTCTGGCTGAGTTTTGGTTGTTTGGTCTGTCGTTTTTGTTGGGGACTACTCCTGTTTGGTATTGCTGGACGAGTCCGCCTGTTGCATACCGTTGGAAGTTGAGTTGGTCGAATAGGCTGACACCGTAGTAGTCGACTGCGCTGGCTTTGATTACGTATTCGCCGTTTGATAGTCGAGCTGGGATGGAGTCCGATGTGGCGGTTCCTGGGCCGGAGATGTAGCCGCCGGTTGCTTTGTTGTTGGTCATGTTTGCCAGGCTTACTGATGTTCCAACACTGGTTTTTCTTACCATGCCTAGTGCGGCTTGTAGTTGGCTTATTTGGTTGAGTGCAGCGCCGACACCGCTGACTGATACATTTGCGTTGGTTTGTCCTGGTACTGATTTCAGTCGGTCGTGGAGATTTTGAACGCTGCTGATGCTTCCTGCGGCACCTGGGGTGCTGATTCCGGTTGAGTGTGAGCCTGGGAGTGATTTAATGCCGCCGTTGAGAATGTCTACTTCTCTTTTTGCTTTTGGTGCGGTGGTGGAGATGTTTGTCTTTTTCTGTTCGGGTACGCTGTTGACGGCTTCGGTGAGTTTGTTCACGCCATCTTTGGTGAGACCTACTGAATTAGCGAATGCTTGTGCATCTGAGGATGACATTCCAAACGATTCGGCCAGTTTTACAACTTGTACTCGTCCCTTGGCCATGATGTTGTTGACTTCATCGATGCTGGCACCGTTGCGCGCATACGCTTCCGCAGAATCTTGTACTGCGGAAACTACGCCGCTCAGTGCGTCACGATTGGCTTGACCTGATGTGGTGTTCGCATCGAGGGTTCTGCCGTGTTCTTTCAATGAGTCGTTCGCGTCATCTACTGCTTTGCCCAGTTTGGTATCAGCGTCGAAAACGGATAGTGCGAAACCGTAATACGTTTTGAGCGCACTTACTGCCTCGCCTAGTGCAGCGGCCTGTTCGTTAATACCTTTTGTAGAAGCTCCGAGCTTGTCAGTGAGGATATCGTTCGCGTCGGCTGATTCTTCAGTGGCATCTGTTCCAGTCGCAGTGGCAGTCGTGAGACCTGCAGTGGCTAAGGTGTTGTTCACCTTTTCCGCAGCAGCCTGCTTATCAGCTTCGGCTTGCTGTTTCATTGCATCCTTGGAACCGGACACAGCTTTAGTCTGCTGCTCTAAATGCGCACGCAATTCATCAGTAACTGTCCCAGCACCACCATGCTTGTTGACATAATCATCCAGTGTTTGATTGAAGGAGACGATTGCAGCTTTGTCACCAAGGGCCGCCGAGACGAAGGTTTTTTGACTGACACCAGCTTTATCCAAAGCTGAGGCAAGACTGTCAGCACCGGTACGCATTTTTTGGAACCAACCCCAATCAGTACTATTACCACTATCGAGATTCTGGGTTAGTTTCTGTGCGGCAGTCTGCCCTGATTCCAGTGCACTGGTCATATCATCGGTTCGCGCCTTTGCATCGGCCTGCTTCTGTGCGTATATATCGAGTGCCACACTGGCGGCAGTAAATGCTATTCCCCACGGCCCGCCCAAAAGACTGACCACACCAGAACCTACTGCCTTGAACCCACTCACTGCTTTAGAACTTGCCCCAGCATTTCTGCCAGCATTACCAAAAGCATTCCCCAATTGAGAAATACCTGAAGATAGTTGCGGTGCGGCAGTTTTGATGCGCTGAATAGGATCGAGTACTAGACTCATATTCTTCTTCATAGTGCTGGAACTGTCAGCCAGTCCACCTAAGGCTTTGTGCAACCCTGCAGCGGCACCTACACCAAGACCTGCTAACACCACCCACTGCTGAATCTTCGGATCGAGACTGCCAAACGCTGTGACGAGGTTGGTCACATTTTGAACTACACCTCGAAGTGCTCCGTTAGCACCCGAACCAATCTTGATAAATGAGGTCTCTACCGCACCACTGAATTGCTCGATGTCACCTTTGAGATTATCCATTCGTGCAGCGCCCTGCTCGGCTGCATATCCTGAATCACTGACGCTGCTGGTCCATTCGTTAATACCGCCAGAACCCTCTTTGTACAGTACATTCGCAGCTCTGACTGCATCTGTACCAAAAATGGTGGATAGCGCCGCATTGCGTTGTTCCATGGAAAGACCAGACATTTTATCTTTTAACTGTCCAGCTAAACCGGATAGTCCCACGAAGTTACCTTGTGCATCATAGACACTGATACCGAGCTGATCCAGAGTCTTCTGTGCTTTATCAGTAGGTGCAGCAAGCTTGAGCAGCATAGTTTTCAAAGACGTACCTGCGTCAGATCCGATCATACCGGCGTTAGCAAATGCTGCTAGCGTGCCGGTAGTCTCTTGCATGCTGATGCCATACTGGTTCGCCACCAAACCAGCCTGCGAGAGCGCCATACCCAAATCAGACGCGCTACCTTGCGCCTTACCGGCACCAGCAGCGAGCGCGTCGGCGACTTTGGTGGAGTCTTTGCCGGTGAGGTTGAATTGGGCGAGGGTTGAGGCCATGAGTTCGGCGGCGTCTGATACGGCCATGCCGTCTGAGGCTGCGAGGTCTAGGGCTCCGTTGAGTCCTCCGTTGAGAATATTGGCTGTGCTCATGCCGGCTTTGGCGAGTTCGTTGATTGCGTCGGCTGATTCGGTGGCTGAGTATACGGTTCGTTGTCCTGCGTCGAGTGCTGCGTCGCGTAGGGATTGTAGTTCGCTTCCGGTGGCATGGGTGTTGGATTGGACGACACTCATGGATGCGTCGAAGTCCATGAATGATTTAACTGCTGAGACTCCTATGGCGAGGCTGAGTGCGCCGACTGCTAGTCCTGCTTTGGTGAATCCTGCTTCCATCTTTTGTGAGGTGGACATGGGTTTTTGCAGGGCGGTGCTCATGTGTTCTGCTTGTGCCGAGGCGGCTTGCATCTTGGTGGTGTAGTTAGAGGTGTCCGCCATGAGTTTGATGACGATGTTCTCGTTGAGAGCCAAGATGCACCACCTTTAGTGTCGTGATATGAGTTTCGTAGTTTTGGAGTTCGGGGCTTGTACAACGCCAGAGTCTGCGAATTTGCGCATTGCATTCTCACGCATTTCGCCAACAAAGCAGTTATCGACTTGTGCGCCGGTGAATGCTTCCGCTACTTGTGTTTTGTCATGGCAGAACGCAATATCCATGCCGCATATTGGGCAAATATGTGCTTTCTCGTAAGTATCGAGGGCTAGCATCCATTCGCGTTCTGTAACGTCCCATTCCACAGTGTCGTTGGGAGTTGGCACCCACCCTAGGAATCTTTTGTATGAGATTCCTAGGTTTCTGGCACACCGTAGGTCGGCAAGTATTGAGGGATATTGGCCTATCTGTTCTGCTAGATCATGGCCTTGAGGTCTTTTGGGACTGCAACTATTGGTGAGTTGAGTTCTTGAATGTTGATCATCAGGTCTTGCACTTGCGTGTCGCTTAGGCTCTCTATGAATTCTTTGAGGTCACTATCGTTGAGTTCGACCTGCTCGCCGCTAATCTTCCATTGCGCGCTTTCTAACATGTCGGGCAGTGCTTCGGCAACCATTGCTGGCCAGTCTTTGATGACGCGGTCATCATCAACGTGGGAGTTCTTCACTGCGATCATGTTCCATTTGGATGAGATCAGACCCGTTAGTGTGAGGTTTAGAGTGCTGGAGTCTACTTTGGCTACCAGCTCCTTGAGTTGTACTTTCTTCGCTTGGATGCTGCTTCTGTGTTTCGCAGCAGCTGTCTTATTTCGAGGCTGCTGATCCTTGTTGGCATCTTCCAATTCTTGTGCTGCGATAATTGATTCGCGCAATGCGGCTAGGTCGGTGACGATTTCAACAGTCTTCGTGGGTTTAGTGATGGTAATGCTCATAGGTCGCTCCTCAAGTGTGATGGCCGCTTCCGAAAGTTACGTAAGAAATGGTCTGCACGCTCATAGGAGCGACCCAGCATGAGCATGCAGAAGAATTGGATTAAAGAGGCACTTACGCGCCTGTGACAATGGCGGTTTCCACTACAGAATCGGGGTCGATACCGAAACTCACCACAGATTGCATCAAATCATTACCGGAGTGAGCCACGGGATTCTTTGCCCCGATGGTGACCCTGTACACAGAGACCACATCACCAGCTGCGAAAGCTTCAGATGCTGCTTTGGCCGTGGAACGACGACGCACGAAGTAGCCGCTCTTCCCCTCGGTTAGAGTCTTCGCTGCTACGTTCGGAGTGGTTTCTCCTCCGTTGACGTTGTCATAGATTTGTACTTCGGTGTTGTTGAAGGATTTTCGCCCAGGAATCTTACCTACCGCTCCAACGCCCTCAACTGCGTGATCTACGAAATCTTGGGAACGAGTGGGCTTCCACCCGTCCGCTACAATCCACTTAGATAATTCGGTCGAGGTGGTTCCTGTGAGCTCAGCGATGGTTGGTTTATTGATATCCGCGATTGCGGTGGTAAATGCTGTTTTAACATCGGACTCAATAAACGCCGGTGCCGGATCTTCAAAAGGCATGTGTTTCTCCTTAGTTTTGTTTGGATATAGAAAAACCTCGACTGATGTCGAGGTTTTGGTTCATTGATTGCGTTCAGGCAGGCCAGCCGGTCCGCCATGTCATGACACGCATCGGATAAGGGGTCGAGGTGTCCGTATCCACTAAATCGGACGCATATACTCCCGAATCACTGTTAGGAGTCAACACAGCAATTTGAGTGTTTGGTCTGGCCCCGTCAAGAGCTGAAGCCAGCTTGTCACACACGACTCCGATGCTGGTCTCAGAGGTGCTCACCACGCGAATGTCTAACGTAGCGCGATGACTATTAGTGGCGAGCCCCTCTGAATGGTCACGACCATTCTCAGAGAGCGACACCACGATCCAGGGAGGATGTTTGCCTGTGGCGATGCCGTCCAGAAATACATCCCAGCCTTGGAATTCGGGAATCAGCGCGACAATTGCCACACGCGCCTGCATGTATGAGGTCATAGTCCACTAGCCGCCTTCCTCACATAGTCTGCAGTGGTATCCAGCTCACCCTCTCCATGCCCATAGAACTCATGTGAACCACCACCACGTGAAGTACCAAAAAACGCAATGTTGGCTAGGTCGCCGGCACCTTCCTTGCGTGGCCCAATGTCCGCTTCTATACGAGTGCCCTCGTCCTTCATCTCATAGGCAATGGGAATGCGTCTGATCGCCTTGTTGGACGACCCCTGCACATCGGCTTGAATGGCTTCCTTGATGTTCTGCGCGCCCTTCTTCACCGCTGCTGCGACCAATGCATGTTTCTTCAATGGGACGGCAGCAAGCTTTTGAGCGAGCGCATTCACTTGGGATACGTCAATGAGACCGGACATCTGTCCTCCTGACTTTCAAAATTCGCGGTGTGGGGTCACCTTCCCGACAGTCTTGGATGCGCACGAACTCGCTTGTGTCGTCCTGATTTGATCTGGGGATGCACGACACAACTGGTCTAAGTCGTCTCAGTCCAATCATTTCGGGTAGCAGGGCACCCTTCATAAGGAGAACACGAACTATAAGGTCCGATGTGCTTGCAGCTACTGCATCAGCGCTGTCAATTGTCATTCCAAACATCCACTGTCGGTCACGAGGTGACTTAGTTTCATGCAGATTCTGGTGGTACTCGTTGAGCACTTCCACGATCATCGTTTTTATATAGGGAGCGACAATCTCGCTGTACTGCTCGACTGTTCTGGTAGCCAAGCAGCTGTTGTCAATTCCCGATATATACCTTTCGCCTGCGCTCATTGTTTATTCTCCTTCGGGCATTTCCTGCACGTTCCAGCGCCGTGCCGTGGCATGCGTTTTCTCGGACTGCAGGTTCACCAGTCGGAAGCGTTTACCTACAAGGTCGGGGTCATCGGAGGACGTGCATACCGCCACATCCTTTTCTCTAACCCCTGTCAGCGAGATGGGAAAATGCAGGTACAGGCTCCATACCGGCACGTTGCCACCCACATTGCTGCTGTCACCACTTGCGGTCACTACTTGGGAGGCGATGCCACCGGATGTTTGCACCTTGCCTTTGGTTTCTGCCACTGGCAGTATTTCTGGGGTATCCACGCCAGTATTAGGATCAGTGGCTTTGTTGCCAGTGAATCGGTTGATGGTGAACTGGTCGGTCATGAGTTGTTCGGCCTGGTCACGAAGCTTAGGTAATGCAGTTTGCATCATGTTGAGCACATCCACTGTGACCTCCTAATACCCATAGGGATATGAGGGCAGAGGAAACGCATCCGGCTCGGGTTTAGCAATGATGCTGAACGCCGTGGTGGACGCGCTTTTCAACAGCAGCGACCATTCGGCGTCTAGAATGACAATCTCTCCTGTTGACCGTGAGTTATCCACGGTCTGTTGGAAGTTACCATCATCAATTTGCGTCATCATGGATCGCATACCATCAGGGTTCCGTGCTTTACGTTCCACTGCTGACACTTCAACGTCGTTTACTGTCGCCTTGTACTGCTCATCATTGGCGGCCCAAACATCGAGTTCACTCACCCTAGCGCGGATAGTGCGTTCAGCTTTGTTCAGCCAGCGTTGTATTTGCCGGCCTCGAGCACTGTTCTCGTCGATATCTTCGCCAAGTTCGGCGGACACGTCGGCTATTTCCGCGTACTTGGCTTTCAATGCAAGTTCCGCCATGATGACCTCCTACTTACCGGCTTTCGAGGGTGTCTTAGTGCCAGAAGTTTTGTCACCGTCTGCACCATCTGTGGAGTCTGGAGCATCAGACTCTGCTTTCGGATCAGTGGCGTTAGTTTCTTCTTCTGCTGGCGCTACTGTTTCCGACACCGTGTAGCCATGCCTACGGAAGTACGCAGGATCAGTATTGGTGGTCCCTTCACCGTCCTTGAACGTGACGCCAACAACTTCTCCTGTAAACCCCTTGACGGGGGTGTTGATAGTCCAGCTCATAGCACTTTCACCCCGCGAAGTACGGCAGCTGCCTTTGTGGCTTTAAGCGCAACGGCGGTGGGTCCTAGTTCAACTTCACCCTTCTTAACTGCGTTGGCAGTGGTGAAATCAGGCAACCATGTTTGTACTAGCTGTCCGCCTGAGACTGAAACACCATGGAAACCATCTAAGGCAACACGGTATGCGTACACATCTGAAGTGCCAGTTGCTGCATCCACAGGAATTATTGGGTCGTTCGTTCCCGCTTTTGCTCCTGCATCGACAAGGAGAATATTGCTATAGACTTCCCTTGTAATCGGTCGACCGTTTGCTCCAAGGAGATCCTCAACTGGATCCTTCACATATTGGCTGGTGCGACGTGCAGCTGCACGAATCTTAGCCAATGCTTTTGCATTGCCAACGAGCACGGTGGGATCACCGTCAAGCATGCTGAGAAATGCGTCTAGCGAGTCAAGAATCTTAAAGCCATTGTCAGATACGTCTGTCCAATCAGGTTTTGAGGTAGCGTCTTCAGTGCTTGAACCAGTCAGGGCCTTGTCAAGCCCGTCGAAAGCGTTCGCATTTGCAGCCATATCTCCGTTAATAACAGTGTCTTGGAATAGGGTTGTTGCCGCTTTTACCTTTTGGGTGATGTTCAACGCGATTGAACCGGAGGCTTCCGGACCAAGAGCTGCGAGAACGCGGTCAACTTCGAAGCTTCCGCCAAGTACCGCAAGATCTACTGAATGCTTTTCTGTAGTAACTTCCTGTGGCGTGTACTCGCTGTTAATTGCTCGAAATGCAGCGGTTGGCTGGGTTGCAAGACGACGATATGAGTAGGTCAATGTTGCGCCGCCACCTGCAGGGCTCACAACATCATCGAAAATGAGTGAATCGAGGATCTCCGAGTTCTTACGAAACTCGTCAATGACCATTGGATCATAGTCCTCTTGGGTGTTGTTTTTGGCTTCTGCCAAGGTTATTCCCATGTTTACCCTCCTTTAGGGTTATTTCAGATGTCCAGCAATCGCAGCGGATAGCGATGCTGGTTTAGGATTGCCGCCCTTACCCTGGCTTTTGTCAGGCTTAGGTGTGGGTGGTTTTGGGTCGTTCTGAATCAATGGAAGGAGTTCCTCGGCATCTTTTAACATGCCGTCTTTGTCGCTGCCGCGTAATCTGGTCGCCAGACTCAACGGGAGTCCCTTTTCTGCTGCCACCTCGTATTGCAGGGCCTTGAGCGCATTCTCCGCGTTGAACTGTTCCAACGCCTTGACACGTTCCTCCTCTTTCTGGGAGTCGGTCTTACCTTGATCCTCGATGGCCTTGAACTTGGCTTCGTATTCGGCGATCTTGGCCTTCGCGGTCTTGTTCGCTTCACGTTCCGCCTTGAGCGCTTTCAAACCACTCTCACCCAACTGCTCATCGTCTTTACCGGTGTTTTTACTCTCTTCTTCAGGTTTAGGTGCAGGGTCGCCCTGCCCTTCCTCTGAGCTTCCACCGTCACCTTCGGTGATGATGGTACGAATGAATCGCAGGTAGTACAGACGGTTCTTCATGTGGTTTTTCCTTCCAGTGATTGCCATATCGCATGGCTGACGCCACCCGTTTCGCGCGGGTGGTGAAAAATTGTGATGACGGTCGACTTACAGCCAGCCGTAGTTTCCAAGAAGCCGAGAAGCCAGGGCATGATCATTGCCAGCTATCTGGTAAATACTTTCAGGCATCAGCCTAGGCCGGTCGGCACGCCAATATTTCGAACCGTATTTGACGTGAGCTTTCACATAGCCGGCTGCTTTCATGCGTGAATACGCCCATCCACGTTTCGTGGTGCCCTCTGTCGCATACTTGATATTTCGACCATAGAGTTGCGCCACTCGAACACTGCCGCTTGTACGGTACGCATTTACCAGCTGATTAAGATCAGCACCGTCACTGAATGCCCGCGCATTAGCCTTCGACCCCAACGTTTTAGCTAAATCCTCAGAATTTAACGAGTTCAGATAGTCGGAAGCATTGGCATAATGCGTCGCCAGTGATTTTTCATCGGTACTCCATGCTGCAACGCAATCACAATGAGGATGTCGTTCAAACGCGTTCTTCCCTGATGGTATGCCGGCTAAAATAGCGCATCTACCGCATGATGGTGGAGTGAGCATACGCACATAGTGAGCTGTGAAACTATGCGATTTCGCTGTCATCAATGCAGAGGTACGCGCTGTATCGGCCAGAATCGTACGCGAGCGCAGTGCGAGACTGTTTTCGATGGTGGTGAGTGCTTGTGTTGTTGTGGCGTTGTTTGCTTTTGATTGTTTTCCGAGGAGTACGCTGCTCCACAGGTTGTCGAATGTGGTTTGCCCGTTTCCTGCCCATCCGATGAGTTGTGACGTGTTAAACGTGTGTTCGGGAGCGTCGAGTTTGGTGCTTCCGAGGCTTGTCATGACGTCGGGTGTGGTTGTAGCCATGTAGTCGGCTATGTCTTGTTGTGCTGAATCTAATGCGGAAAATATTGCGGGGTAGGCGTTTGCATAGGTTTGGTTGAAATCATCAGACTGGTTGTTTCTCCATGCTTGCACTATGAGCATTACTGTGTTGTTGCTGATTGTGCGTAGATGTTTGCCCTGTAGGACTGCTATTTTGGGCATTTCCTGCCCCGCCATTGTTTGCATTGGTACTCTCCGGTTTCAGTAGGTTTTCCCATTGAGTGGCGTCCATGGTGTCGAAGCGTTCGCGTTCTAGGTCTTTGCGAGCTTCGGACCAGTTGAGTTCGTCCCAGGCTCCCTCGCGACTGAGGATGCCGGTGGAAACGAGCTTCTGTATGGCATCTGCTTTCTGAGAGAAGGTTGGCGTGTTGGGATCATCCCAGTCGGTTCGTATCCTATTGCCGTCGAGCCAGTCGCCTGTACCGAACCGGTAGGCTAGCGCCATTACGTCAGCCCAGCAGTCGCCGTCTGTCATGTTCTTTAATTCGACGTTTTTCACCAGCCGTACCTCATCGGCTCGGATAGCTCCCTCTGCAGCTGGATTGGCGGTATTTTGGCCAAAATAGCGCATAGGCAAGCCTGTCACGGAGCTAACTTGTTCGGCGAGCATATCGATGACCGTTTTGAAGTTGCTGAGTTCCGACGCTTGAAACTGGCCGAATTTGGCCGACTGGCTTTGAGTTACGGTCATGGCGGTGTAATACGCCTTCCACGAGGGTGCCATCTCGCCCGTGACAGCGTCGATGAAATCATCCTTGTTCAGGCCGGTAGCCCATTTGCCTGGTACGGCGTGGGTTTCCATCGCGACCTGCAGATCCATCAAAGCTCTAGCTGCCATGTCGGTGGGTTTGAGCACATCTTTCATTTCGGATTCACCCACAAAGTTGCCCACTCTGGGACGGTTCAGGAACTGCACGACTGGGACTCTGCCCAGATTGTGGTCATCACGATCTGAGATAGCCCAATTCCAGCCTTTGACGCGTTCAAGATAACATGTGGAATTTGGCATATAGAGCGTTGCTTCGGTAGGTGCCGAACGTTGCAGTGGATCATAATAGACACGTAGCGCCGCAGTGATACGTCGAGTGCGTGGATCTATCTGCGCAATCATGGACCTTGATGATTCCACCGTAATAAGGGGATGTTCGGCATCCTCCTCATTCGTGCCGACCGACACGAAGCCATGCCCCTGCACTCTGGTCTCCAAATGGTTGAGCACGCTCTGTGAACCCATGTTGTTCGCTTCCCACACCTCCGACAGGTAGTCGTTGGATTCTGGAGCATCTGGCAGGCTGAACGATCGCACATGTTGACGTTGCACGACTGTATCCACGGTTACACGCGGCCAATTCAGCGGGAATTCAAACACTCGCAGTTCAGGAGGCACCGCCAAACCAATGGTTTGAATGCGCTGCTCGCCGCGATAGTAGGCGTCCAAATCCTCGTGCACTTTACGCAATCGTTGCAGCCTCGTGTACAGGAGCCGCACTAGTGCGGACTCATCCGAAGATAACTCCGTTATTCCCTCCATACGACCCTCCGTAATCAGTTGTGTTGCCAAGCAGATAGACTCTGCTGCTGCCTACTCCCCAACCAAGGGCGCGCATGTCACATGCGGCCTCGTGGGCGAGGATGTCAGCCATGGTGATATCGATTTTCTGGTTTTCTGACGGTTTGCCTAGCACGAACCGGTCCCCTGGTTTAGCGACCATACGGGCTGCCATCATGTGCAGTTTGGCGGTCGGATCAGGACTGTGTGTGGTGGTCTTGTCAGCTGTGTCTTCGCGAAATCGTACGAGCGCGTTGTACATGCGGCCTGGCTGATTGGTGGGCCATTGGACCACCACATCCTCTCCATAGCGTTCGCTCCACGCATCCACTTGTGTCTCCCATGGGTGTGGGTCGCAATAGAAACGTTTAACTCGGTAATGCTCGAACAGTTCACTTACACACGCATCAACCTCGATGCGTGGGATGCGTCCCTCCCACTCCTTCGGATTCCAATAGGACGGTCGTTTAGACGGTCCATAAGTGGGAGTCCAACGCCACCCCTCAACCGTCTCTGCACGTAACGCGGTCCAATCGCCTGACTGCGAACCATCGAATCCGAGGCAAATCTCTGTACCTTCTGCCGGCGTACTCTGATCCTTTTCAGTCTCGTCATATTGTTTCTCTGGCATGTAAGCACCTAAGCCCTGCACTAATTCACATCCGAAAAAGCGGCGGGCTTGGGCGGGATCACGTTCCAAGAGTTCAGCTGCTGTGGCCTCAACACTGTCGAGATTGACCCACGGGCTACCTTTGTAAACAAATTCGAGAATACGACGTCGGTCTTCTGGTTTGAGAAAGTCCAGTTGTGGGTCATGGCGTGGGAAATACTTCATAATGTCATTGGCACGACTCTCGTATGTTGCCTGTCCGAAAGAAGCATCCATTGGATCCCACGGGTTCGTGAGCTCCAACATGCGTCCGTCCATACCGGAGACGCCGCGCAGCACGGTGTCAGCAACCTCGAACATGCCAGAACGCTTCGTATAGACACCAGACTCATCACACAACGCGAAGTTCACGGGGTTTCCCAACTTCGAACGCGCTGACGCGGTAACAGGGTCAATACGTCCACCGTTAGGCAGACGAATGAAACCTTCGCGCACTTTCATCAAATCATCGAGCCTGCCATTGCGCACCATCGTCTGCAACGGACGGTACACATTCGCTGTCTGCTCCTCAGAGTTAGCGAGCAACTGCACCAAGGCAGTACGCCTAGGCATACCCATGGCCTCACCAGGCTGATATTCATACTCGAAACCGCACCCACACCCCCAGTCAGCACAGCGAAACACCTCATTGCCCTTAGCCCAACCACAAAACACACAAGGACCGCCACCTTCGAAACAGGCGCACGCAGCACCAAACGGGCTCTTGCCAAGCTTCTGACCGCCCACAATCTGCCCGCGACGCCACCTGAAAGCTGCTCCCTGCAACGGACGTGAAGTATTGAACCTCGTATCCGATTTCACACGATAAAACTCGACAGCATTGCGCAACTGCCATCCAGTAAGCACGAAAGGCTTATTCAGGTCATATCCCGAAGGCACCACGCAATGCCATTGCGTCCAGTCCGCAAACAGGAATCCCAACGACTTCGGCAACTGCGCATCCGTCATCAGGACCCCTTTCTAGATGTCAGCGAACCGTTCCCTCGCACTGGGGAACCGCACGATCTTCGAATCCTTCGTCTTCGCCGGCTTCTTCGGCTCATCATCAACAATCTGCCAACCATTGAGCTTCAACCCCTGCGGAGTCAACCCGATAGTGTCCGCATACCGCTGCAACGTAGAACGGTCCGCAGCCTTCGCATCCGGAGACTCACAGATCACAAACTGCCGGCAATACAAGGCCACAGTGTTAAACAGATACGCAAACTCCGGCATATGCCAAGCAATAGCCTGCGGCAACTTCCACAACTCGCCCCACAATTCACGCTCACGCCTATTCCACTGCTCCGTGGAGTCCGCATCCCTCTCCTTGTGCATCCCATCCTCGTCATGCCACGAATCCCAGATAACATACCGACTCAACGGAAAAGCACGCGGCTTACGCCGATATCCCCTAGCACTCAACGGAAGCAGTGACCTGCCCATCCGCTCCGACCGCTCAGAATTAGGATCGAACGCCGGCCCCGAACGCGCCCTAGCGCCACCCTGCGTCATGGTCACCCCTCAATCCGAAACAGCCCAGAACGCCCCATTCCCAAAAACTTTGAACCCTCCGCACTTGCGAGCCACCTCACCGGCGGTCTTTCACACCACCCACAGGGACTACCCCCTGGGGTAATACCAACAACACAAAATCAACAACACACAAGAAAAAGAAGCAATCATTCTCATTCATCACCTTCACCTCAACTCACGCAACGCGCTCGCAGTGATGAAACACGCAGCAACGGCTGTCTTGCTGCTGCTAGTGCCAACGCTCTCGCATGAGCATGCTGTTAGCTTGTCCTGCGCTGCGATTGCAATGCGCATGCTCAGGTCCTGTCCAATGAGTGCGGTCATCGCTATGTCCCAAGTCCCATAGTTGGTCTGGCTTGACAACTTGCCCACATCGTTTGCATATGGGCCGCGCACCCTGAGATAGTAGGTGCAGCCACCGTGCCCGCTCCATCTGGTGTGCCCTGCCATATCCCCTGTGTGCTGCGCTACCCCGTTGCCGTTCATGATCTGTTGCATGTTGTCTGCAGTAGCGTTGACCAAGCGGAACGAGCTGCGGGCAGTTAGCCCACGCACACCGTCGCATGGGCATGGGCTACATACCTCCCATAGGGTCCCCACCTGTCACGGCCTGCCCTGCCTGGGTGAGCCAGGTCGTCATCTGCTGTATCTCACCGGTCTGGCCTGAGATGATACCGGAGGCCAAGCGTATGACCTGCTGACTTGTAGCACGATTATGTTGTTCTGCATCAAGATATTTACGACTCATATCTACTGCAGCCTGATGGTGAGCGATCATATCTCTCAGGAACTTGGCAGTGACATCATCCATCTGAGGTGTGTAGTAGTTGTTGATTGCATTAGATAGTTGTGCTGTCATACTGTGGTCTCCTGCGACGTATGTTATTGCCCTGTTCTCGTCTGCCTTGCTGGGCTCTGAATGTTGTGGCGAGGCAGGGCAAGAGTTGTTGTGTTAACGCTATAATCTCGATGTACTATTTAGTGCGCACAGATCATCAATCTGAATCGAGGTAGTTTTGGCTGCTGTAATTGTCAGGGAGTTCAAGCCAGAAGACGTTGCCGACATGGCAAGGATCTGGAACCATGTCGTCGCCGAGGCCAATGCATTCCCTCAGGAAGAACCAATGACCATTGAGGAGGCTCAGGCGTTCTTCGAGGGACAAACCTATAGTGCAGTTGCCGTTGACCAGGACTCCGATAGCATTGTCGGGCTGTACATCGTGCACCCGAATAATGTCGGACGGGTTGGCCATATCGCCAACGGCAGTTACGCCGTCGATTCCAACGTGCGGGGCAAGCATATTGGTGCGTTGCTTGTCGAGGATTCACTCGTTCAGGCGAAGAAACACGGTTATCGAATTCTGCAATTCAATGCTGTGGTTGCTTCTAACACGCATGCGATCCATCTATACGAGCGCCTGGGATTCAAGCTGATCGGCACTGTCGAACAGGGTTATCGCGATGGCGAGAACCACTACCAAGATTTGCTGCTGTTCTATCACCCTCTGTGATAGTGAAGACGAAATAGCCGGTGCGCCGCCCGCTGCAAGAATCAGCACCCTAGATTTGCGAAAGGCCCTGTATCAACAGGGCCTCACATACACTTACATCAACAATACAAATATAACGGCGGCAAACGACATCTGTGACATTCAGCTGGGCGTGTCGCGAAAATCAAGCCGCTCGCTCTGCAGAGTCCAACAATTCGACCGGATTAAACAACCAACAGCCGCCGTCTAACCGTTCACAACTTGGCAATCTATCCCGACGAATCCAATCAGACACCTGTTTACGCGTAACCGGAATATTTGTTCGCACTTTCAGCCAGGATGCTGCTTGTGCTGGGGTCATCTTCAATGTCTGATCTGTCCCAGACCCATCAACTGGATTGGACCGGTAGTGCTCACGTCGAGCTGCTCGTAGTGCGTTCACAGTCCAGGTGCTACCGCAATACTCACAGGTAGCTTCCCGCTGTCCTACTGTGCCAGACACCTCACGTAAACATACGGGATTCAAGCATTTACCGTAGATGATGCGCTCCTCTGGTGGCGTGAGCCATACTCTGAGCTTCTCCGCACTACTGGTAACCTGCGTGAACACTTCCCCACAGTGAGGCGAGGAAGCCAACGCTCCCACACGCCCCTGTAACCGTCGTATTAATACAGGGCAACGCACACCCCACAGTCCGATCACCGCGGCCACATCCTGCAGCATGTCTTCTGTCTCGTCATACATCACTTGAGCTGACATGTTCAACGGTGTAGGAGCAAACGCCGCCCTCACATGACCTTGTCCACGACCGCCAAGCTTGAACTCTCTACGAGCTAATCCAGCAAGCTCATACATGTTCAACCGTAACGATTGCAACGCGGTAGCCAACTCTTTACGATGCTGCTTACACAGCACTCCCCCTCGAATCATCTCATCACACACTGGGCATGTACTAGTCATCCGGCCTCCCGTCTGTGAGCATGGATGCGAGCGCGTTGAGTTGGTTGATGGCGTTGGTGATGTGTGTGCTGGTGGTTTTGAGTTCTGTGGCTGTGCGGATGCTGGTTGCTGTGTCTTGGTCGGTTGATTGCCAGTATGGCCAGGATTGGTGTTGTACGTGGTTGAGTTCCTGTTTCTGTAGTTTGTTGATGGATGCGTTGAGGGCGGTGAGTTGGATGGTTTGACTGGTGATACGTTTCGCGAGCGCATTCCGTTTATCTTGTTGACTACTCATTGTTTTCTCAATCCCGCTAATGCCTGTCCGAATTCGCGCAGCGCCTCACCCATCTGATGAAATGAGTACCCCAACTTCGCCGCTTTCGACGGCTTCTCAACATGCCTGTATTCGACAGGCTTCCAAGGATGCTTCGGCGGTCTGCTGATATGGCGTTCAATCATTCTTCCTCGATTTCCTTGAGTTTCTCGTCGCTGAGAATGATGTAATCACTGTTGGGGATGGTCCGTGACCTGAGATACAGATGCTCTCGCATGGGAGCATCCATATCATCGCCTTTCTCCCTGTAAAGCACGGGTTGGAATTCGATTTCCAACATGAGACGACCAAACGGGATCCTTTCCATCTGCATCTGGTCCAACGAGAGATGCTTCACTTTGATGCCTTTTTCTGGTTTGCGTCGTATAGTGCCGAACGGGTAGCGAACTCCTCGCCATTCGGCATAGAAGTGCACGCGATCATCCACCTGTTCATCTTGGTTAAACAGATCTGGTTGATAGCTCACAGTTCCCATCCTTTCTGGAAGTCGTGCAGCACTTCCATAAATGCGCCGTATTTGGTTTTATGCCACTTGGTGCGGTAGTGGTATTTCTCGCCGCACCCGAACCTGTAGCATCTGGTCCCATCGCCAGCGGTGCCTGTTCTCATGGAGAGGTGTCGGGCGCAGCGCGGGCAGTAGAAGCCCTCGCCACTCTTCTGACTGGTGTCCTCGACTGTGGGTTTCCCACCTTTTGCAATCTTGTTGAATTCATCCAGCAAACTCATATCGTCAACTCCCCCTGCTTCTTATAGACACTTCCCTCATCCAAATAATCCGACTCATCGAGATCCCACCACACTCGCTTCGCATCACGAACCTGAGTGAAACCACACGCCGCACACCGCACCGCGACCAAATGCGACGGAACCTCAGCATCCGGCAAACAACCATGATTAATAGACCTTGGACCGACACCACCACACGAAGCACAACAGTCCGCCAGCACATCGAAAGAAACCGGCTCCAACTCGAAACCCCGCCAATCCACCCGAAGCCCATCCCACTTAGGAGGCAACTCACTACGCCTACTGATCACCACCGCCTCCTTTCCAATGCTTGTATTGCGCCCTGAACTGCGTATGAAGCCGAAGCCAGCCGACACGTTCCCAACTGCTGTAACAACAGTCGTAGCAAGCTGACCCGTGCCATTTCTCACGCCACCACTGGCCACAATCAGGACAGCGAGCCACATGCCCACCAAACTTTGAAGAACGAGGTAGAGAACACTGCTGAATAGCATGCTCACTCATCGGTGGCTCCTTTCATCCGTTTTATGCCGTTTAGCGTTCTCTTCGGGATTGGTATAATTCGCGAGGACAGCCGAGTACTACAGAAAGGCCGACGATGAGCGACTGGCATGTGGAGGAAATCCCTTGGGATCAGCAAGAAGGCCGCATGCTGCGTCAGGAACAGCGTGACGAGCTCGACGCACGATACGGCAACGACACCCACGAGCCAGGCACACCACCATCCGCCGACGACGTGACGGTCTTCTTCATTGCGCGGGATACCCATGGAACCGCTATGGCGTGCGGAGGGCTCAGAACCATCCAAGACAGCACACTCGGACCCGCTGTCATGGAAATCAAACGGATGTACGCGACGCCCAAAGCTAGAGGCAGAGGCGCGTCCACAGCGATCCTCACTGCATTGCGTGACACTGCCCGCAAGCGGGGCGCGAAACGTTTGGTCCTGGAGACAGGCACCAGTCAACCCGACGCGATCCGATTCTATGAAAAACACGGATTCACCCGCATCCCCCTGTTCGGAGAATATAAGAAATCCACATTCTCCTACTGCTACGCAAGCAACCTGTAACCGAATCAACAGAACGCGCTCACTCATCGCCTTGCTCCTTGCTGTAGTGTCGTACTGCTGCGATCCACCGTCGTACTGCCTGCTCGATGAGTAGTTGGGAACCATGGTCGGAAACAACAGCCTTGCTCACGTGCACGTTGTCCATGTCGCCGATATCCACACTGCCCAACGTCATCAACGAGCCGCCAATACGCAGGCAAATCACAATCGTCTGACGATCACTCATCTGCGGCTCCTTCGATGTCGTAGTGGTGTCGTGCCTGGACGATCTGCCAGAGCATCTCAGAGGCCACGCGACGCCTGTAGGACTGGTCCTCACCAAATCCTCTGAATGCCTCGATAAGGGCCGTGCCCGGCTTGTTCGGCACCAGCACGCCATTGATGCCCCGAGGGGTAAGCATGCGTTGGTTCAATTCCTCAGCGAAAGCCCTTGTCGTGACCAGGAAATTCAGATCCCCGTAGAACGTGAGCCCGTTCCCGCTGGTGAAATCAGCCATACAGGACTTGACCTCGTAGCATTCAAACGTGCCCAGCTCCACCGAAGTCATATCAGTCACGATGTTCGGCCTGCGCGGCGTGAACCCCACATAGTCGATACGCCGGGACTGAGGCATACCCTTGTCGAAACACACCTCAGGAGCCCAGAACATACGACGACTACGCAACCGCTTCTCTACCAGAGCAGATAGCAACTCAGTAGTAACCCGTCGATCACTCATCGACGCTCACCGCCTTACGAGCAGCTTCGAGCATGTAGACCGCGTACTGCTTGGCTCTGGATTGCGTATCCTCGCTGGAATCTTCCCAGCAGGGCATCGAATCAGGGTAGGAACCATGCAACGTATTAACAGCTGTAATGGCCGCAGCCTCAATCTCCGCTTCCGTTGGCTTAGCGGTACGACCTTGCTCATATGCTTCTTGGATGTCGGATGACTTGATTCCCTCTAAATAGCATTCCTTCCCTAGGTAACCTTTTCGGGGCTCGTGATTAGGCCAGTATTGAGTAGGGAAATACTGCGTAGCTTCCTGTTCAGCGATACTCATTGTGCCCCTCCCTCTATCTGCTCCTGACTGCCCGCATACAACTCCCACGTGGTATGACCACCATCAGCGAGCATGTAAGGCATCATCACCTCATCCAGGCCAGCCAACCCAGCATCAATCAACGCGAGCTGAGCACGAAGCCAATCCCTCGCCACCCGCCAAGCCACACGAGACGCCTGCACCTGAGTGCACTTCGACCGAGGAATCGCATGATCCTGCTGCATCGCACGCAATACACCAGCAACACGCACCGGCAACTCGAAACCACGCTCCCCGAACCCAGTGGGCACAGTGAAACTCAACCCAGACGGCACACCATGCTCATACGTCACAACCACATTCGAAGCACCATGCGCAGAAAGCATCCCCATAATCTCCCCAGCCGTCTTCACCGGATCAATAGACGTGGAGTAATTCGCGATACTCATCGCTGCTGCTCCTTATACGGATTATGCCGAGTCATAGGCTTACCCGATATTGCTAAGTCGCGTCCTTCTGTAAACCCTTCATCCCATGCGTCTTCTCGTATCTGAGCATCATGAGCGGCAAGAGCACGGTCAAAGGCAGCTACCGAATCCTCATAACTCCTTGAATCCGCGTGAGCAAACATTTCCCTGATAACCGTCAAACTAGGCGTAAATTCCTGTGTCATGATTGCTCCCTTACTGTTGGGAGCAGATGATGCTGGTAGTAGCGGTAAAGATTCATACTGTCAGTGAGACAGTTACTCACCCGATGATTAGTGGTCTTACCAGGACGAAGAGCATAAATGCTTGGATACAGATTCTTAGCGATCTCATCCAGTACACTCACATCCACAATACGATGACTCACTCCATCTAATGCGCCATGACCGAGGAAGCGTAACTGTTTAAGAAACCGACGGTCAAAGTCCACACTGCTACCCGCCAGCAAGGACATACCATTCCCACTATGCTCATCGATATACTGAATCACCCTGCTCGCAGCTACTATCTGGCCACAAGTACCACCCGCATTCACCTCATCAACAAGCTTGTTAGACATGTGCATCTGTCGTGCAAACGGGCTCATACGACGCCGCTTCCACCACCACAGTGACGGACGCACCACCAGATGTATACCTGAATCCAGTGGATGTAGCTGCCAGTCAGTAGCTTGCATACCAATCTCAAGAATCAGATCCCTAGTCTCATCAAGACCGGTCGTCTCAATATCAGTCCATATCAAGATTTCACTCATACTGTTCTCCCTGCATACTCAACCTGCATCAACAAGTCCTTAACAATCTCTTCAGCGGCGATATCTTTAGGCATGCCAGCCTTCACTTGCCCCCAGAAACTCGTCTCAACCGTCTGCGTAAACATCCCCTCAGGAACCAGATCACTAATGTGCTCCTTCAACCAGTCACGAGTAATACCGTTCCACTCGTAGGACCGTGGTGTAGGAGCTCCGCTGGTGAGCTCTGGTTCAGGGGCTGGCTCTTTTAGAAGGTCAGAGGCTTTGAAGCGAAGCTTTTTACGAAATGCTGCATCAAAATCCACAACATGACGTTTATTGCCAGTCTCCAAAATGTCATCTCGAAACAGGCTCGCTAACCGGATCACGTCAACCATCCGCCCGTGTGGGTCTTTATCCGCCAGCTCACGCGCTAACTGGTGGTGCTCACTTTTCGGCTCCCAAGATTGCAACACCTGTTTCCATTCAGGTTCAACCACACCATCAAAATCAGTGGGAGAGTCATGTTCTGGGGCCTTACTCTCTCTCTTTTGAGAGAGTAAGGGGTCGGGACGGGACGGGACGGGGTTCGATTTTGCTTCAAGCACTTGCTGCACGTTTGCTTGATTATCATGTGAAGCATTTGCTTGAGCGTTTGCTTCACTACGTTGGCGACGCGTTGCGGCAGAACGCTTCCCGCCCTTCCTACCTGCTTCGGAACGATGCTTACTAATCTCTTTTGCTTCGTTACCTGTGGGGTTATATTGCGTGAAATCATGCATCGAAAACCCTGTTTGCTTCAACCCGTTTGCTTGAGTTTTGCTTCGTTTTGCTTCAATCCAAAACCCCGCATCAACCAGCTCTCCCGCGATCTGATCAGTACCTCCATAACGGATCATTACGGAGTACGGCACAAACCCATCAGTACGGTAATGTGACGCCCACGCTGCACACCTAACCCATAATCCAGATGCTTCCAAACTCACCATCAATGTTTTGGGATGATCAGGATACGAATCATCAACCTTGAACCAGCTCACAATCATCACCTCCCAAGAACACGAACGCTCGATGCCGCTGCTCGATATCCGTCCCCTCTTCAGCCAGCCCACCATCAGAAAGACGGGCATGGCCGTCAATGTCGAAGAGGACGCGACCGTAACGCACCGTATCTACTGCGGATTGTTCGGGATCCTCACGCGAATTCAACAGCCAACCATGTTGTTCTGCTTCATGAATATGCGAATGCACCCAACCGTGACAGCCTGTAGTCCCAGAACCACACAGCAGCACCAGATTCGCCGGCGTATGCCGCTCCGACTGTCCTGCTACGCTCCTGGGCTTACGGTGATGACGCGAACCGGCTACGCTCCACAAGCTGCGCCCGCAACGCACACACGCTTCGTTATCCCGCGCATCCACCAACGCACAAGTTTTCCTTGATGGTTCACTCACGGTCACCGCCTCCCCACATTGATATGGCCACAACGCACACACTGAACAACCCTGTACCGGCTCACGAGCCTGTGCCCGTACTGTTCATAAACGATGCGAGTGTGATACTGATGCCCAAACAACAAGCACAAGAAACCCTGAAATATAGTTCCAGTCATGCGATCACTTTCATTTCAATATTGATGCCCGTCGTTAACGGCAGACTGCTCAAGCGCCAGCGGAACAGGCTCGTGTCCACACGGAACGCGTCCACCTCTCCCGCGAGCGCGGAGTTGATGAATTGTTTAGCTGCTTGTTGGCTGGGGAAGGAGTATGGGTAGAGGTTCCATTCGTCTGGGTGTTCTTCCAAGGATTTGCAAAATTGGGTGATGCGGGTGGATTGTTCTCGTTCAGAATTCGTCGGCATACTCGTCGTCTCCTTGTGCGAATGGGTCGCTGGTGGGGGCTGGTTCTGTGGTGGTTGTGGGTGTGGTAGCGGTTTTGGATAGTGCTGTACCGATGTCTTGTACGCGGAGTTCTATAACCGTGCGCTTCTCTCCCTCACGCGTCTGATACGAGCGTTGTGTCAGCTCCCCTGTGACTAGGACTCTCATACCATTGGAGAGGCTGCTACCAATATGGGAAGCAAGCTGAGTGTTTTTTGAATCCCAGGCTGAGCAGCGCATGAAGAGCGTGTCACCATCCACCCACTGTTGTGTATTCCGGTCGAATCGTCGTTTAGAAGACGCAACCGTGAAATTCGCCACCGTGCCACCACCACTTGTGGTGCGGACCTCTGGATTAGCAGTGAGATTACCTACCGTCGTAAAAGGATTATCACTCACCGTTCCACCCCACTTCCTAACCTCTGCTCACTCATATGCTGCTGGTGAGGTCTTCGGGCCTTACGCCGCCGCTGACGCTCATGTTCCAAAGCCTGACGACCATGCTTATGACTACTCATGCCGCTCCTTCAGCCGAATCCAACAATCTGTCCGCTAATCGCATCTCCCTATCCACGATGCTGATGCCCTCACCAATCCACCGCATCACCGGAACCGCCATGCTGTTGCCGAGTGCCTTGTAGCGGACGTTGTTCGACGGGTATGTCTTGCCTTTGAATGGGACGCGAGTCCAGTTGTCAGGGAACCCCTGCAACCGTTCACACTCGAGTGGGGTGAGACGGCGCACCGTCCCGTTGCCTGGAAACAGGGCTTGTGGTTCACCAACCGTTTTCAGAGTGGCGCTCATGTCCTCCGCCACCAGAGCACCCTTACCGCCACCAGCCTTGCCCGAACGCATCTGCAATGTGGATGGCACACTCACATAACTTGCGCTCTTCGCGTCATGCGCGGTCAGTGTGGGAGCGAGATCCCGTTCAACTACAGCGTTCGAGCCGCTGTCCGTAGCGCAGTAGATGGCGGGGTTGTGCTCGGTCTTGAGCGTGGGTGACAGTTCCTCGGAGACGGCGAGCGTTCGAGCGCCAGCGCCGGCGTTGTAGTTGAAACCAGCGGTCAGTACACCGCGCCCGTCCGCACCAGCTTTCCCGTCGCGGGCATCCAACGTGGGGTACGTGCCATCGGTCCCGTATACGCGTCTGGACTGGGTGTCCCAAGGTGTCAGGCAATCCCCGCCTGCCGTTCCAACGCGGCCTTGAGTTCCCTGGGTAAGGGCTTGCCTCTTTGCTCGGCTCGACGCAATATCCCAAGACAGGCTTTCGGGCTCAAAAAGTACGTCGCTGCTACGTGTGGTTCCAAGACTGCCGACAAGGAACACACGCTCGCGTCGCTGGGCCACGTGATAGAACTGCGCGTCGAGTACGCGCCATGCCAGACCGTACCCGAGCTCATCCATCTCCACGAGGAGTTGTCGGAAAGCCTGCCCTGCCTCGCTTGTGAGCGCTCCTGGGACGTTCTCCCAGACAAACCATCGAGGACGGAGCTCTCGAACTGCTCGTATGTACTCGAACATGAGTCCCGAGGCTCCGGAGAGTCCGGTCCGACTTCCGGCAACGGAGAAGCTTTGGCAGGGGCTGCCTCCAACGACAAGGTCTGCGGTTCCCACATAGGGTGTCCAATCCACTTTCGTGATGTCCCCAAGATTGGGGACGTTGAAATAACGGTATTTGAGTACGGCGCTGGGGAATGGCTCGATCTCGCTGAATGCGACAGGCTCCCAACCCAACGCATCCCACGCGCACGACGCCGCCTCGATACCGCTGAATAGGCTGATATATCTCATAGCTCCACCTGCCCTGCCGTAATCCACACGAACACCAACGACATGGGAAACACGACCAGCCAGGGCATGAGCCCTATCCCTGATGCCGCAGCCGATACGAGCCAGATGAAACTCAAAAACGCCACAGCGCAGGAAACAATCAGCAGTAGAAACATGAGTATGAACCAGACCGCGTTTACAGTGCTGTCACTCATGACTTCTCCCCCACGTAGCGGGCATACACATGATGAGTGCCATCCGTCCACGTACGAGCTACCGCCTCGAATAAGCCTTGAGGAGCGAAAGCCACCAGCTTGCCAATACGAATCGCACTAGCCAACGACGTGGCCTGAGTACGTGAATCCATCTGCGTGAGCACAGCCCACACACCAGGACGAGTACGAAGCTCTACAGCCTGCCAACGCCACTTCGGTAACGCCCGACGATTCACCACAGCATCATCAGGAAGCACATAACCAATAAAATCCACTAACCCCGTATGCTCACTACCTGGTGCCGGCTGAACCACTGACGATTCACCAGCTTCATGGTTTGGCAGTATTGGCTGTTCCACAGGTGTTGGTAGCACTGGTGTGCTGCCGGCATTGACACTTACCGGAGCGTGCGAACGACGATATTTCAGTACTGCTCTTCGCTCTGCCGGCTCTAACTCACTCTCCGGCATCTGTGCCAACTCTTCGAGTTCTGGCACCGTGTATGTTTTCCTCATTGCAATGTTCCCTTCACTGCTAATCCATTAACGATGCGTAGGATCTCCCCACCATCACTCGTATGAGCCGCATGAGCGATCAGACCACGCACCATGCTCGCGTTCGTCGTATTGGCAATCCCTGCCAACATTCGTGTAGACACCCGTTCACATAGGCCACCGATCTCATCGGTAAACCTGACACCCTCAGACTCCAAGCCAGCCAATCGCTCCAACTCCACAGACCCGAGCTCACGCTTAGCAACCGCTTTACAAATGCCCTTGGTACTACGCGCTAGCTGCTCGCCCTGAATATCAGGCTTCTTGTTGCCGAACTGGTCATAACCAGTGAAAATCTGCATCCTCATCACGCCGCCTCATGGAATGTGTACGACCGTTTTGCAAGGTCTGTAGACCGATATTGTTTCTTCCTTATCTGCCGCCCTGCAGGTGTAATCGGATTAACGGCAAGATCCCCGTATGTCTCACGAAAAGTTCGAGGATCCATACCAGCACGTCTTGCAGCAACCGCTTCATCCAACATTTCAAACACCACTGGAACAACGATTTCCATCGACATCAGGCCACCTCGTTCTTGGCTGCGAGCGCATACCTTGCGCATCGATGTCCTGTGAGACTTGTGCCTTCTCGATCAGTAACTGTTACTAATCCTTTATTGGAGAGTTCACTGAGACGTGTTCTGATGGTGCTGTCTGATATTTTCTGTTGGAGGTTAGCCTCTACTTCACGCTGTACTACCCATGCTTCTGCAGGTAGTGGCCGGTAGGTTTGCATGCGGTTCATCGCAACTAATACAAGTTGTTGCATTCTGCTGGCGTCTATAGATTCAGCTGCATCGAATGAGGTTTCAGGTGAACCGTGGCGTGTGAGTTTTTCTCCGTAGCGCCTGTTGGTCGAACTTGCTAAGGTAGTTGAAGACATCGGATTTCCTTTCTATGTCTTCGCCCCGCTGCAACGGGGCTTTTCTTTTATGTAATCGGTTGGTTTTATACGAGTTCAAGCGCGCGCTGATCAACATTTTCTGAGTTCGCAGATTTGATGATGTCTAGAGTGGAGATTCCAAGTGCGCATGCAATTGCGTCAAGATCCTCTGTAGAGAATGGCTTTTCCAATCTGAAACGTTCATATATGAAGTCCACGTTTCTATGGAGAATCCGTGCTAGTTGCGCCCCTGATATCCCCCTTCGTGCTGATTCAGCCCTCACAGCCCGATTTATTCGAGAAGAGGTGTTTGAAAGTTTTTTGTTCATAACCAAGAGAGTACCGTATCCGGTACGTTTATGCAACCGTATTCGGTACTTTTTTGGAAATAGTACCGAATTGGGTTATAGTTTTGATATGCATCAGAAATATGACTCACAATTTACGCAACGCGTGATTGAGGAAATAGAGAAAGCCCGACATGAGGCCAAAATGTCAGTTGATACCTTGGCACGAGCAGCTGGAATAGGGAGAAACTCCTATTTCACCAAGCTCCGCGGTGAGCGCTGCTTCAATACTGAAGAGATCGATTCCATAGCAACTGCGTTAGGTCTTGACCCCTTCATCATTCTGACCAAGGCTGCTGAACCCACCGAAGATATGGATGATCTAATGCACCGCATGTTAGCCAATCCTGAAAAATATCATTTGGCAGCAAACTTTGATGAGCATAAGGAGGACGAACGAGAGTCCGACGACTTCGGCGCTTAGTCCATACCCCGTTGCAATCTGAAACGCCCACCAAAAATAGGAGGGGAACATGGTGAGTGTTGAAGATCTATTAATTCATGCAGATCAGTTAGGTGTGAAGTTGGTGGAGTACCCTCTACCAAAGGGATATTGCGGGTTTTATTTGCACCCACAAAGAACTATTTGTCTTGACTCTAATCTTAACCAGAGGCAATATCGTTGTACCCTTCAGCATGAACTGATACACGCAGAATTTAATGACGATGGGTGCACCCCCACAGGCAAACCTGAGTTGAGGGCACGGCGTGAAACAGCTTTACGCCTAATCGACCTTCGCAAATATGCAATTTGCGAAAACGAATTTGGCAACGATCTCTTCCATATCGCTGTCGATTTAGACGTTACCAAGTCTGTTCTTATGGATTATCGAAAGATACTTGAGAGCACACCTTGGAAGGCAAAATACAGAAGCTACAAGTTTGTGGAAGCTTCTCTGACTTAACCCCAGGATAGTATGCAGGAAGCCTTGAGAAGCGAGAGAGAAATGAAACAATTCCGAAATCCCCAGTCTAAAACAATAATTTTCATACTTATCGTAATAGTGGCCGCCATTGTCGCCCTGGGGGCAGGATTATATGCAAGAAACCTCGATCTACAGAAAGAGGCGCAGGCCGAACGCATAGAGTATGAAAACAAAATCCTGGAACGCACCTACGACAAATGTGAAGCAAAGACAGAGTCCACTGCAGCACTTCACGAGACGCTGAAGCTCCAAGACAACAAACAAACTCTTACACTCTATTCACCCACGACAGCCGTCAATACATATGAAACCTATTCTTGCGTTGCAGACCAAACGAAGATGCCTGAATCTGTTCAAGAGAAGATCAGTCAGACGAATGCTTATTCAGGCACGCAAAACGATTCATGGGACAACTTAAAGGCTACTTGGTCTTACGATGGCACAAGCGGCCTAAATCTTATAGTCGAAATCTCAAAGTGACACCGGTTATTAAATGTTGATCCCTAAAATCTGTAATCTATAATACAGCTCTGTTTGGGGTACCAATGGGGTACCTCTAACAGCAAAGCCCTCGCGCCGTATGGCTGCGAGGGCTTCTGTTTACTGGATTTCGTATTGGCTGGGGTACCTGGACTCGAACCAAGAACAACTGAACCAGAATCAGCCGTGTTGCCAATTACACCATACCCCAATTGGCTGGCGTAACAATCGTAAACACGATTGCCGCGTCCGTCG